CCCTGACAGTTATCACCGCAACCGTTCCGGGGTCTTTGGCAGACATGGCCATCCGGTATCTTGCCCCCGACATAGAAAAAGAACTCCAGCGCAGTGTCGTTGTGATGAACATGCCCGGTGCGGACGGGCTCATTGCCATGCAGAAGTTTTCATCCCTGCCCGCCGACGGGAATACGCTGTTGGCCGGGGGTTCGTCAATTTCGTTTGCTACCGTTGCAGACCGCGACTACAAACCGCAAGACAGTTTCAAACCGCTTATGGGTCTTGTTGAATCGGACTTTCTTCTGGTTGTGTCTGGCAGCTCTAAAGTGACCGACGTAAAAAGCCTTATTGCTGCTGGCAAACAAAAAGGGCTTATGGGTGGAAGTTCCAGCATTGCGTCAACCCTGAGCCTTGCGATACTGCAAGAACAACTTGGTGTGGAAGTTACTACGATTGAATACAAACAGTACCCTCAAATGGTGATTGATGTGGCGGACGGTGACCGCACAGACTTTGCAATTGTCAGCGCCGGGAATATGACTGTGCGTGGCTTTGTGTCTTCAGGTAAGTTGCGCCCCATTGCCGTTCTTGGCCCTCAACGAAGCAACTACTACAAAGACGTGAAAACGCTTGTTGAACAGGGATACAAGTCGGTGGAGGCTTTTGGCTGGTCTGGGCTGCACATTCACAACCGCGTACCAGACGGCATTAGAAACAAGCTGCTTGCCGGTATTACCGCAGCTATGAAGTCAGAGCACGGCTCCAGCTTTGAAAAACAGCCGGGCGAACCGCGCTTAGTTTTTGCAAGCGAAGCGGAAATTACTGCACTGCAAAAACGCGAAGCTGCTGTGTACAAAGCAAAAGCGTCGCAGATAGTACGGTAAGTATAAAGGAGATCAAATATGACCGAAACAGAAGCTCGATTGAATAGCCACGAAGCCGTTTGTGCAGAGCGGTATGAGCAGATTAACGCAAGACTAAAACGCCTTGAGCATATCATTATGAATGTAGCAGGTGCTTTGCTAGTTGGTATGGCGGGTATAGTATGGACTTTCCTTACACATGTTAGATGAAGTGATTGATCAAATTGTTTCTGCTGAAAATCCGTGGCCCAATACCGAAACTAAAGTGGTATTAATCTGCCGCATTCCTAAAAAGGATGACAAGGTAAGTGCAAATGAGTTTGTTGGTAAAGACGGACAGATCTGCCGTTGGACGGTAGTAGATAAAAAAAGGAGTTATTCTAATGATTGATCCATTCACGGCATTTGCTATGGCACAAGGAGCGGTGGCTGGTATAAAAAAGCAGTAGCCCTTGGTAAAGATATACACGGCCTATACAAAGAATTCAGCAGTTTTTATCAAGCGGCAGATACCGTCCACTTAGCTAGCAGCAAAGCACGGATTGCTAGTATAGGTAAGACAGATGCACAGATTAGTTCTCAAGCTCTTCAGATTGCAATGGCATCTAAGGCGCTAAGAGAACATGAGAAAGAATTGAAGGACATACTCTTCTATAGCGGAAATGCTCCGGTCTGGGAAGAGATGATGGCAGAGCGGACTAGGTTAATTAAAGAAAGAAATACTCTTGAAAGAGAAGAGGCAGAAAGAAATCAGAAAGATAAGGAAGCGAAGGTAGCAATAATTATGAACACACTATGGCTTACTGGAGCTTCCGTTATTGTTATCCCACTGGTTGGCGCGTTATTTCATATCATTACTAATAGAGGTATTTAAAATGGATTGGCTTAAAACTGTTGCTCCCACTATTGCCACTGCACTAGGTGGCCCCCTTGCTGGCATGGCTGTCAGCGCTGTGGCTAAGGCTATTGGCTGTGAACCTGATGCTGTACAAGACATCATCAGCAGCAATAAACTCTCAGCAGAGCAAGTGGCTTCTATTCAATTGGCTGAGTTAGAGCTTAAGAAACAAGCACAGTCTATGAATCTAGACTTCGCTAAGCTCACTGCCGAAGATAAGAAGTCTGCTAGAGATATGCAGATTGCAACAAAGTCATGGATTCCCTCTTTGCTAGCCATCAGCGTGACAGTGGGTTTCTTTGGTATTTTGATTGGGTTGATGTATGGGCAGATTCAACATGCCCCACAGATTGATATAATGCTGGGTGCTTTAGGCACTGCTTGGACAGGTATTATCAGTTTCTATTTTGGATCCTCTGCCAGCAGCCAAGCTAAGAATGAATTGCTTTATAAATCTGCCCCAACAGAGAAGACTTAATATTTAAGGATATAATGATATGATGCTAGTTAAAAAACCCGTAGCAAAACAAAGCGGCCCAAGTGACATTGGTCAGCTTATTGCTACACTATTCCTCAGCAGAGAAGTAGCCCATAGAGAACACTTGTTCACAGATAGTTTCTCTAAGCATATGGCGCTACAGGAATTTTATAATTCCATTATTGAAAGAGCGGACAGCATCACTGAAGCATATCAAGGACGCTGTGGAATGATTGAGAACATCCCTATCCTGACAGAGGATAGCAAAGGATCTATCGAAGATAAACTTCAAAAGTATCTGGATGCTGTTGAGGCTATGCGCTACACCGCTGTTGATAAAGAAGACACTGCTATTCAAAACCTCATTGACGAAGCAGTTGGTCAATTCTTAAGCACCCTTTATAAACTCAGAAGACTCAAATGAAACTAAATTTCGATAAAGCCTTTGACTTGGTTATGAAGTCAGAGGGTGGATATGTTAATGATCCTGCTGATCCCGGAGGAGAAACTAACTTGGGAGTTACTAAGGCAGCTTGGCTATCATATCTTGGTGTGAAAGAAATTCCCGTCAATACTATGCGTGAGTTAACTAAAGAAAAGGTTAAGCCTTTTTATAGGAAGATGTATTGGGACAAGGTATGCGGAGATGACCTACCATCCGGTATTGACTATCTAGCCTTTGACTTTGCTGTCAATGCTGGTACAGGACAGGCGGCTAAGTTTATTCAGCGGGCTGTTGGTGCTGTAGCAGATGGTGCTATTGGCCCAGCCACAATGGAGAAGGTAATTAAGACAGCCTCAGTGGATTTGTTGATTAGCTTTAGCACACAGAAAGAAAACTTCTACAAAGACATTGTAGCTAGAAAGCCAACCCAAGCTAAGTTCTTAAACGGTTGGTTGTCCAGAATAGCCTCTGTGGATAAAGCAGCTAGAACAATGCTTGTGTAATATATGCAGGATGTTCCCAATAAAGTTAACATCTTTGGCAGAGAATATACTATAACTGCCAAAGAACTTTTGGATGGATCCACAGATAAAGAAGAGACACTAGGGCAATGTATAAATGACAAGCTCTGTATAGAGATTAAAAAGGGACAGCACTCTTTGTTGGAAGCAGACACTTTGCTACATGAAATAATTCATGCTATAGATGAGATTATGCAAACAAGGATGACAGAGAGACAAGTGTGCTGTGTAGCCACTGGTCTTATAGGAGTATTGAAAACTAACCCAGAGTTTAATGAGTATTTATATAGGATGACTAGATAATGAAAGAAACTTTCACAGAACAACAGAGGGAGATTGTAGCTCGTAAGATGGGCTATGATGGCCCTATGCAGATGTTTGATGAATATCTAGCATCCACTCCATCTGATGCTACTAAGTATGCTGCCATCACTTCTAAGTATGTGACTAAGATGGCTGAAGGTGGCCTAGCTCAGCTTGACAACAGTACAACAACCGAACCAGTGATTGATGGAACTGATACTGTTCCAGTGACCCCTAGTCCTACAATTGTTATCCCTGCTACAACAACACCTGCTGTAGGGATGCAGCCCGCACCAACTACAGCCGCCCCTGCTACTAGCACTGTAGCAACTTCAATTGCTCCAGCAGAAGTAAAAACTGTAGCTGCCCCAACTGCTGTACAGACAACGGCAATTACCCCCAGCACTTCACAGGCTGCTGTTCAGGCAGAGCTAGATAAGACAAAGGCTGTACAGGGAGTGGTGTCGGAACAAGGACAGGCCACAGCCGCCCAGATGGAGCCAACAGCAACTGCTGTCAAAAATTTACAAGCAGCACAAGGTACTGCTGCTCAAACTGTAGCACCAACAGAAAGAGCAATACAAGCTGGGGAAATGGTTAGCGGCACTGCTGTAGATCAAGCTAGGGTGAGCGAAGCATTGGCACAGAACGTAGCGGCACAAGGCACTGTCACTGAAGACATGACCACCACTGGTCAGCTTAACAAGTTGATGGCATCGTTTGACGCTGGCTCTCCTCCTCCGTGGGCAGCAGCGTCTATGCGCTCTGTTACGGCTAAGCTAGCAGCTAGAGGACTAGGAGCATCCAGCTTAGCTGGACAGGCCATCATTCAAGCCGCTCTTGAATCGGCAGTCCCTATCGCTAATGCTGATGCTAAGGTTTATGCAGACATGGGCTTAGTTAACTTGACCAATAGACAGGCTTTAGCTATTGAGACAGCTAAGCAAAGAGCAGCTTTTCTTGGACAGGAGTTTGATCAGGGTTTCCAAACAAAGGCGCTGAATGCAGCAAAGATTGCTGATGTTGCCAATAAGAATTTTGAAGCTAGTGTAACCATTGCACTAGAGAATTCTAGACTTGCTAACAGCATGAGCATTTCTAATCTATCGGCAAGAAATGCTTTGGTATTAGCTGAGGCTGCTCAACTTTCTTCGTTGGAAACAGCTAATCTAAACAACCGCCAACAAGTTGCTGTAGATAATGCTAAGGCTTTCTTGGCTATGGATCTGAAGAATGTAGACGTAGCTAGCCAAACTAATTTGATTAAGGCTCAGACAATTGCCAACACCATTGTCAGTGATACATCAGCAGAGAATGCAGCCAAGGCCACTAACGCAGCTAATGAATTAGAAGCTAATAAAATCAACGCATCTCTTGCTCTCACTGCATCACAATATAATTCATCGGAGCAAAACAAAGTACTGGTTGCTAACAACAATGCTGTTAATGAGATTGCTAAATTTAACTCTAGCGAAACTAACAAACGCGAAGAGTTTAATGCTACAATGTCTAATCAGATTAACATTGCTAATGCAAAAATCTTGTCTGATATCTCCACTGCTAACACAAGAGAAACAAACGCAGCTAATGCTGTGAATGCAAAGAATGCCACAGATCAGTCTTCTGCTGTCTACGCTCAGCAGATGCAGACATACAGGGACTTGTTGGAGCTTTCCTACAAAGCTGGAGAGAACGACAAAGATAGACTAACTCAGATAGCAACAGCCACCATCACTGCTAATGCCAGTAAAACAGCAGCAGAAATTAAAGCTAATAGCGAGAGTGCTTCTGCTTGGGGCAAACTTGCTTTTGATATTTACAAGGCGTGGTAAATTATGCAACAGATTAAAAACTATTTCAAGAAGATTGAGGCTGTCTTAGAAAGGAGAAAATTTACTCCTAAGAAGAAGTCTTCTAAGTCTAAAGGTTTGTTGGCTGCTCCTCCCTCTGTAGCAAAAGCAGAGAAAGAAGACCCTACACTTAAGATGGTGGCAGACTACATCGAAGGCATCAGAGAAACAAGACAGGAGATCTTAGATGGCAACAAATGAACTAACTGCTGGACAGGTATTACAGCCTATCCCTGCTGGTATCTCTTGGACTGCTCCAGAGAAAAGCAGAGCATGGCAGAATCCTCCTAAGTTTACAAAGCTTTCTGATGTGGCTAATAACTACATTGCCATGCTGTCTTCTAAGCAGATGGCGAATACTGTGCTGGATGTACTGGACACTAAAGCTCCTCTAGCTTCTTTGGCTGAAGTCATTATGCTCAGCGGTGTACAGAAGGGCGCTCATACACTAGACACTGGTGTTCTTGTTATGCCCATCATAATTGAAATGCTTAAAACAGTGGCTATGATACATGGTGTTAAGACAGTTACATACTCTGAAGAATATGATGACATGCGTGTTATACCTACTAGAGCAATTAAAATGGCTTTGGCTAGCAACATGGAAACGCCAACAGAAGAGATGTCTTCTTCCCTTGCTCAAGAACCTAAAGCAGGACTCATGCAGCGCACAACTAAAGTAGAGGTTTAACATGGATTTTGATTGGTCATCTTTTGGTACTGGCTTTGCTAAAGCTGCCAGCGAAAACTTTGCTAAAGAAGAAGAAGACGCAAAGGCGCTAAGTGCTGCTCATGTTAAATCTATGTATGAGAACTACGCAACTGTAGTAAAAGAAAATAGAACACTCTCTAACGACATTAAAGAAAAAATTAATGTTGTCAAAGGCTTTGCTCCTAATGCTACAAATGATCAGTTGGTTGCTCTTGCCCGAGACAGAGGAATCTTGGACATGTTGTCTACTAGACTAAAAGACAAAGACTTTGATCCACTAGGTTTTGATATTAACGATTTTGTTAAAGTGACAAACCCTTCCGGTTCTGCATTATCGGCTGAGGATCGTATCAATCAGTTATTCACTATTCCATCTGCTGTTAATGATGCTTCTAGAGCATTCAAATCTCTTACCCCTGAAGGTGAAGTTAAAGAAAGCCCCGGCTTCCTATCCTACTTTGATCCTGTTGCTTTAGCTACACGAAGCGGTGAGAAACAGGCTAAGATTAGTGCTGAGAAAACTGCTGCTGCCTTAGGTGTGCCTTTGGAGAAACTTCAAGGAGCAATGGGATATAAGAGAGATATGCAACCGTCTGGTGCGGAGTATTCTTTGGTTGAATTGAAACCTAATAAGACACTAGATCAAAGCCTTGATGATGCTGCTGTGAAGTTGGCGGCTGCTGAGAAAGATGGTGATCCGGAAAAGATTAAAATGGCTAAAGCCAATCTTAGTAATTTCAAAACAGTTAAAGATACGTTGAGTGATGATCAGCAACAGTGGGCTAACAATATTGCTAGACTTAAAGGATTGCAGATTAAAGGAACACCAGCACAAAAAGAAGCTGCTACCAATGAACTAAATGCTATCTTTGCAGAAGAGAAGAAAGCAAAACAAGCTGTTCTACTTCCTAGAGAGGAAAGAGATAATATGCTTGCAGACCTAGCGACTAAGGCTAACAGCGAAGATCCTAAAGTATCAGGGCCAGCGTTAGCACAGCTAATGAAAGAAGCTAGCACTGAAGGTAAAATTGCTGAGGCTAAACAAACAAAAGTACAGCAACGTGAAAACTATCTTGCTGACATTGATTTGAAAGCTAGAAACGGAACAGCGGAAGAAAAAGTAATAGCTCAGGCTAAACTTGTTGAGATGGCTAAGCTGGACAAACTTATTGCAGATAATAAACTTGGAGATGTGCAACAAAGAGAAGCGTATCTTGTTAGATTGAAAAACCAAACTAAGGATCCAGATCCCGATAAAGCAGCCGCTGCTCTTACAGAACTTAAACAAGTATCTGCAATTGATGCTGCTATAAAAGAAGCTGGCAACACTTCTGTTGAGAAGCTTGCCGCTACAAAAGCTCAGCTAGTTATTGACGCTGCTAATGGAAATAAAGAAGCTGAGGCTAAGCTTCAAGCATTCTATGCTGTAGATAAAATGGAAGCTGATGCTAAGCAAGGCGCTGCTGCAAAACGTAAAGACCTCATTGAGCAATTAAAATTAGACGTAGCAGCAAATAAGCCGGGTGCAAGAGAAGAGCTTGCTAGACAAGAGGCCATAGATATTGCTACCAAAAAAGCAGAAGCGGAAGCTACAAAGGGTGCTGCTCAGAAACGTGCAGACAGACTTGCTGAGTTAGCATCAGCCGCAGCGACGGGAAATGCTGAAGCGCGGGCGGAATTTAATAGAGAAAAAGCTGTAGATGACGAGGCCAAAAGAGTAGAAGCAGAAGCTATAAAGGGTGAAGCTCAGAAACGTACCGATAGACTTGCTAAGTTGCTAACAGACGCAGGGGCGGGAGTCCCCGGAGCGCTAGCGGAATTTAATAAAGAAAAAGCTTTAGATGACGCTGCCAAATTAGCAGAGCAAAACTTGTTAATGGGTGATGCTCAGAAACGTACCAACAGAATTGCTGAACTTGAAACCACCATAACTACTTCTAAAGATCCAGTAGCGGTTAAAGCAGCTAGAACGCAGATGGCTATTGAAATAAAACTTATGAAAGAACAAGCTCAGGCTAAGCAAGTTCCCAAAGACGCTTCAGATAAAGTACCTAGCTTGGGTGCGTTGAACGCTTTCGTAGCTTCTGCTGTTGGTCTGGCAGTCTCTACTAAACATGGTAACTTAGGTAAGGACATGGCTATTGTTGATAAAGTTGGTGAGGGTGGTGTAACTTATAAAGAGTATGAATATATTGGTGATAGTAGCGCATTGAGGCAACAAATTGCTGACACTAAAGCAGCAGCAGCTAAGCAAGCGCTGTCGGTGTACATGGATAATAATGGCTTACCATTAGATCGAAATGTTCAAGCTGTTTTGAATATTTATACGGGGTCTTCTCCTCGTCCAGCGAAAGCAGGTGGACTAGGATCTAGAACACCAGCAGCAGCGGATGCTTCAGCACCAGCAGCAGCGGCGGCAGCACCAGCAGCAGCGGCGGCTGCTTCTAAAACCACCACTACAGGATCTGGGGATAGCACAATAGTAACTGTTGTTGATCCAACAGGAACTCCTCATGTATTCAAGGGGAAAAATGCAGCTAGTCAAGCAGCAGGATTCAAGGCAGCAGCAGGGATTAAATAATGGACTACGAAGCACTAGCTAAGAAGTACGGCGGGGAAACTATTAAACCTGCTCCTCAGGTTTCCCCCGGAAGACAGCAGCGTACTCCTGAGCTATATGACGTAGACTATTCTGCGCTGGCTAAGAAGTTTGGGGGAACCACTGTTGCTGATTCAGAAGACCTCCCTGAAGCTCCAATGCTTCTGCCGCCAATCCTACCTCTCTTAACAAAAAGAAGCGATGCTGCTAAGGCTATGACAGAAGGACAAGAGCTTCTTCCTTTCCCTGCTAGCTCTGGAATAATTGAATACGCAAAGCCAGACGGATCAGACTCTGCTCTCATGTCATATGAGAAGCCCAAGGCTGCTGAGATTTCTGTTGCTGAATTATCTAGCAACCCAGAGAATTACAAAACAATTCTTGACTTTAGTAAAGCTAGGTACAACCGTGTTCCAGCTAAGGGAGAAACCAAAGAAGAATTTGTAGATAAGTTTCTCACTGACATGAGGAACGATGATTTCAATACTTTTAATTTGATTGCCTCGCTCAACTACATGCGTAATGCTAAGCCAGAAGACGCCGCTAAGACAGCACTGGCTAAGGCATTGTATGAGAAGACAGCCTCTCCCTTTGATGTTAGAGGAGGAGGTCAGAAAGGCTTCAGTCCTTACTACGATGTGTTAAAGGCATTAGCTACAGACCCTACTAATTGGATTGGAGGGGTTGTTGGTTTTGGTGGGAAGCAATTGATTAAAGCTGGTATACGCCACGAAGCCGCTGTGCTTGCTGGGGAACAGGTGGCAAAGACAGGACTTGCTAAAGCAGTTGCTGCTACTCCGGGTAAAGTTGTAGCTGCCGCTACAGTGGCAGAAGGCGCTACTGGTGTTGGTACGACTGTTCTACAACGACGATTTAAACAGGAACAGCAAAAAGCCCTAGGCCAAGAAGTAGAAGACTTGTCTGCTTCTGAAATGGCTGTAGCTGCCATCCTCTCTGCATCCTTGGGTTATGTAGGCGCAAAAGGGACAATGAAAACTACCAGTAAGTCAGGCGTAGACGATCTAAACGACCTGATGAAGAAGGCTAAAGCAGAAGCTGCTGTTACCAACCCCGCCGCTCCCATCACTCCAGTTGAGAGAAGGCTGGCAGATCCTGTAGCTGATCAGATGAATCTGGAAGCTGAAGAGTTTATGAAGAGAGAAGGTAAAAAGATACTAGATGAAGTGTCCCCAGCAACTCCTCTGATGGATGCAAAGATTGCTAATGACATGTCAGCTAGGGCTGTTCGTGTTGCCCGTCACATCATTGAGAACGACCCAGCGTTTCAGCTTGGGCCAAATGAGAAGATAAGCACAGCCATTTCCAATGTGTTTTCTAAATTGGAGGCCGGTGAAATTGATGACGCTATACTGGAACAAGCAATCAGCAGGGCAGGTCTTACGCCTAAAGAATTTGCTCAGGCTAACAAGCTCACAGTGACAGAGGCTGCTTCTATCATGCAGCAATACTCTGTTGCTTCAAGAGCTTTAAATAAAGCTAAAGAACTAGACCCCGAACTTAAGAAGATGGTTGATGAATTGTTTGGTAAGCCTGATGAATACACATCAACAATGGGCTGGATTGGTAAAGGAATCAGCAGAGTAGAAAGAGAAAGTAAAGCGTTTGTTGTCAGCGGTATTGGAACCACTGTACGAAATGTGCTTGGTACTATGCCTGTCCTTACCTACACATCTGCTGCATCTGTTATTGAAGGCAGTCTTTATACAGCGGGTAAGGTGTTGTCTGATGGTGCTTCTGGTCAGCGTCTGCAAACCCTCAAGCGGGGAATGGCTGACACAATGAGGGACGCATTCTCTGTCTACGGCTACCTAGCTAAAACAGACCTATCTGATGAAGTTACTCACGCTTTGCTTGAGCATAACCCATCCATTAGAAACAACATCTTAAGTGCCACTCAAGAAGGCAGCAATAAAGAACTGTCTCAAGCAGCACAACTATTTAACAGCTTAAATGCCGTACAGGATGCTTGGTTTAGAAAAGCCATCTTCAACGCCGCTGTAGAAAAGAATGCAAGAAGAGCAGGACTAGATCCGTTCCTCATCATGGCAGAGGGTAAGTCTGTCCCTGCTTCTATTCTTCAGAAGTCTGCTGATGATGCACTTAAGGCTACGTTCTCTTATCAACCTAAAATACAGGCCAGCACACTAAATACAATGGAAGCGGGGGCTGAGAACTTTGCTAATTATTTTATTAAAGCCGCTGAATTTCCGGGCGGTAGTTTGTTTGCTACATTCCCCCGCTTTATGAGTAATGCAATTGCATTCCAATATAGATACAGCGTGTTAGGCGCTACTAGTGGGGCAGAAGCCATGTATCGGGGTGGTCTTATGGAAGCTGCCGGGGATGCCGCTGGTGCTGGTTTGAAACGTCAAGGACAAGAAACTCTGGCTAAGGGGATTGTTGGAACTGGTGCGCTGGCCTTTGCCTATGACTATCGGATGAACAACCAAGACAGTAATTGGGGAGAGATAAAGAAGGAAGATGGATCTACTGTAGACATGAGAGCTATATTCCCCATTGGCCCACTGTTGGCTGTAGCTGATGTCATGGCTAAGGTGAAGCTTGGTGAGAAGGCCGACACTGCTGGTGCTTTGGAAGCTGTTGTGGGTATGAAGATGCCAGCAGGTACACAGAGTCAATTCCTTGACCAGTTGTTTGCTGCTTTCTCTTCTGAGAAAGATGCAGACAAGATGGAGATTGCTGTAGGTAAAGTGCTGGGAGACTTCACTGCCCGCTTCTCTGCTCCATTTGTATTCAAGAGTGGTTATGAATTTTTAGATTTGTTCAGAGAACAGGGTAATATCCAACGTGATCCCGGCGCTGTAGAAATACCTAAACCCGTAGTTGCAAACTTACTAGGAGGTAAAGAAACACTAGGAAGCATTACTGCTAGTGTACTAGAAGGAGCGGAAACAGCAGGAAGGGTTGCTGTTAATAGAGTACAAAGTAAACTACCAATTCTAAAAGAAAGCCTACCTGAAGTTGTTCCTCGCCTTAGAGAAGGGCCAGTTGTTAAAGAAGGTGAGTTCTTTAATAGCTTGGTGGGCATTAGAACTATACCGAAGAAATCACCAGCAGAGCAGGAGATTATTAATGTCAATGCAGATCCATTTAAAGTATATGGTGGCAGCAGCGGCAATAAGACTTACGATAGGTTCTTTACTGAAGAAGTTAATAAAAAAGCTATTGGTTATATGGAGCAGCTAATAAAAGAAGACAAATACCAAAGCTTGTCTCTTGTAGAAAAAAGAGACAGAGTAGAAGCAGCACTAGCCATAGCTACAGAAAGAGCCACCAAGGTAACACAAGGGCATTTTATGAGCACTCCTAAAGGTAAATTAATGTTAAACAAAATGGAGTTTGATAAGCTCACCGCTGATGATCGTAAGCTTATTAATGATAGATATGCTAAAGAACACAACGGTGTTACCTTGGAAGAAGCTGATGACTACAATAGAATAGAAGCTTATAAAGCTAAGCTGGCTAATGTAAAACATAAATAGGGGATATCTCTTGGCACTGCCTTTTGGTAAAATAATTGCTCCTCTTGCTGAGGAAGTAGGCACAGATGCGCTTAAAAAAGAGGCAACTACTATAGCCTCTAAAGCTGTTAAGCCCGCTCCTCTTATATCAAAGACAACTATATCAACTTCTAAAAAACAATTAGAGGAAGAAGCTACTTCTGTTGTTAATGATCTCTTGGGCATCACCCCTAAACCAGTAGTGACACCAGCAGTCAAACAAACAGCCACAGCATTAGCTAAGAAGAAGCCCACTGCTGTAATTCCCCTTTCATCCACTAAGCGCCCCGTCTTTCAACCAACATCTACTTCTAAGGTGGTAAAAGACGAAGGGTTATACCTAGGTGAGGTGGAAAGAGAAGGACGCTTTGTAGACAACGGAGAGCCTGTCTTTGCCAAGCAGGAAGCTGCGCCAGCACCTGAGGTTGCACCAGCACCTGAGGCTGCACCAGCACCAGAAGCCGCTGTAACCCCTACACCACCAGCCAAAGAACTTCCTGAGTGGGAACAGCAATACAATTTGTATAAGAAGTATGCAGCAGAGGGAGAAGATGTTGGAGACTTCGATGGTGAAAATCCTTTCTCTTGGAACAATCCTGAGAAAGCTAAAGACGCTTCTCCTTTTGCAATAGAGAAAAAAGAAGTCTTTGAATACACACCACCAAAGATTCCAGAGAGTAAAATAAAAGAAGGCTCCTTAGATGTCCTTGCCCCTTCGTCATTCCCCACAAAAAGACAAGGTGTCTTGTTCTTGCTTCGTGAGCAAAGAGGATATACATTTGAGAACTTAATTAAAAATCCTCAGATTGCTAACCTACCTGATTCCGAAGATGTCTTGGCTGTTGTACAAGGAAATTTTAGAAAGCAGTTTGGTAAAGAGATTGATCCCAAGAACACAGAAGACATAGCAACAGTGGTTTCTATGTCAGAGAAAGCGCAGTCTAAACTAGATTCGCTTAGAAAGAAGTATGCAGATGAGCCACCAATTAAACTTTTCCACGGAAGAGAAGCCAGTAAAACTGGAGAAAACTTTAGATACAAAACTGGGTACACTGACCCCCAGCAACACAGCACTGTCCATTCTGAGCTAAGTGTGGGGGGTACTTCTTTTACAAGAGATGCTAATTTAAATATGGAGTCCACTAATTTTGGTGGGCCTAATCCACAGCAAATAATTTATACAGAAATTCCTTATGCAGATTTTATGTTTAAGCGTGTGAACATGAAGCCACAGGAATACTCAGATAAGAATCTAGATATTATTGCTCAAACAATTAATGGATCTGACCGTGTTGTTAGACCACTATCTCTGCCTCGCTCTAACTTCAGAGAGACAGAAGAAGTGATTACTGAAACTGATAAGCTTCGACCACAAGGTAAAGGAGAAGGTGGTCAACTAGAAGTTAAATCTGGTAAAGACATTGTGACTAAGTTTGTCCAAGGAGATGGCAAAGCTCAGAAAGGTTTTCTTGATAGGGAGAGAAGAGAGCAAGAAACTCTTGAGCAACTGCTGTCTATCCAACAGAACATGAATTTGCCTATCGAAAAACGTAGTGTTATTGTGGATGGTAAGAAAGTGACTAAGCAAGTGTCTGATGAGATGCTGGCTAATCAAGCCTATACCAATGTAAAGAGTTTACTAAACAACTTCATGGAGAAGGGTGAGCTTACCTCAACCAGAAGTGGATTGGGTCAGCGGTATCAAACCTCATTAGATTTTTTAGCGGGGGATACCAGAGATATTGCTACAACAGTTTATCCATCAACAGGTGGGCCGTACAAAGGAAGAAAAGAAACGCTCTTCTTTAAGTCGTTGCTAGACAAAGCTCAGGAGACATTAAAGGCATCAGGCTCCACTGAGAAAGCAAAGCTATTGGATGACATCAACAATGAGTTGGATGCCTTTAGAGATACGGGCTATAAAGCCAATCGTGCAGATATGTCTTACAGAACACCACAGATAAAGGCAACCAACAAGGTTAGAGAACTAACCCGCAAGTTAGCTAAGGGCGGGTTAGCTTCTAGGCAGAGTTAGTCTTCAGCAAAGCAGAGATATAAAATCAATGTTACCACTAAGATAGCCAGTGGGATTAGTGTAGGCAACAACACTAGCCACCAAGACCAATCGATAACATTGAAGAGCTTGGCCCCTACGAATACCAGTGTAAGAATATTTAAGAAGTTTAAATTGATAGTCATGTTGTTTCCTTGAGTTGATGGTTTGCCCTATTGGAATTGAACCAATGACCTACAGCTTAGAAGGCTGTTGCTCTATCCAACTGAGCTAAGGACAAGAGGTCTTACTTGCCCTGCTTCAGAGCGAAGATGTTTTCGAAGTAGCCTCTATCGAAGCCACGCTGCCACTCCTTACCCTGCACTGTGTCAGGATCGTACTGGTTAGCAAGCCAGCCCTTGTAGAAGGCCATCCTGCCTTGATCGAATTGGATCCGCAAAGGGGCAGTTCTTTCAAATTTGATAGTCATGGTTTCTCCTTTAGTTGATTTATCTTAATGTTGTAGCAATCGCTCTTCACAGTGTAACCGTTGGCTGGATCCACTGTACCTTTTTGCATGAAGACAGCATCCTTCATATACTGGTCTTTATTATACACACCTAAGTACCACCCGATAGAGAAGTCATTCTTCACACGAACAAAGGCGTAGTAGTCACAGTCTTGCTTAGTGTTCAGAGCAGCAATAGAACAGTCGTAACTAGGCAGCGGGACATAGCCCGTCTGCTTAGTCTTTACATCCACTTTAATTCCATCAGGTAACACAAGGTCATAGTCGTAGGTGTTGAATAGCTCACCACCTAAGACCTGCTGAGCAATAGCCTCACCAATGAAACCAGCAATGTTGCCAGCCCCTCTGATGATGCTATTGCGTAGCTGTCCCATCTCAGCAGCCTTGTCTCTGGCCTCGACCAGCATGGCTGGAGATATGACTACCTCTTTCATCTAATGGGGCAAGCGCCAGTAGCACACTCGTCATCAAGGCCAATGGTGGCTTCGGCAACTTGCGTGATGAGGCGGGTAGAGGCTACCAAAGCATCATATTGCTCTTCGGTAATCTCTTCCAGCGGAGCTTGTTTAAAGCCATGCTCACTGTGCAGCAGGAAAGACAAGCTCTTGTGTGAGTTCTTGTAATGCTTCTTCAGATACTTCTTGATTTCAGGAAGCTCTTCCTTCTTGTAGTAGACAGTGCAGCTAACGCTGTTGTCACTCCAGTTTTCCTGCAACCAACGGACGGTATCAAGCTGATCCAAGGCATCCACTTCGCTGGCAAGCGTAGCCAATTCCGTATGACGAAACGGGAACGATACCACCACAGTGCTGTGGTCTAGAGAGCCATCAAAGTTTTGTTGGTACTCTACGGGATACCCGTGGTCACGGCAGACCTGCACCAGCGAATGATTCGCACTGATGCGGATACGCCTTATCATATGACGCGCATATGCTGGATGGCATCCCGGTGTAACTCCCGGCAGCAGGGATAACGTACCACTGGGCTTGATGGTGGTCAGCTTGATAGACTTGTTAAAGCCGTGCTGAGCGCTGTACTGCTCATCGTAGTCACGCAGGTAGGTGTAGGTGTCCTTGAGCCAGCTAAGCTGCTCCTTGTTGCTTTCTAGTACGCCTGTGATGCCAATGCCCATACGCATATTCTTGTTGACAACGGTTTGGGTGGACTCAAGGTGGCAAGGTAGAGACAGGCTATGCTTGTTGATGCGATATAGCAATGTTGCTACATCCAGCAACTCTTCCTTAGAAGTGATGTTGGGCAAGAAGATTTCTGCTAGGCAGCAGGTTTCTTTATCAGCCAAGCTCTGCTCTGCACATGGGTTGTATCCCTGCACATCAGGATCGGGATACTGAGTTTCACCCAAGCGTCCCACTTTACGGGACAGGCGCAGGTTAATCAGGCCGTAGGGTTCTCCCTTGCCTTCATAGCCGTCCCAGAAGAATTCATGCAGGTCTTCAATGTCGTTACAGACAACGCTGTTGTTTGACATTGCTCTCCATGAGGGAATGTTGCCCATGTCCCAACGCTTAGCCAGCAAGAATTCAACATCGTCAGGATCCCCAATAGCAATCTGTGCAGAGCGGCGTACATTACCTGCCACCACCACAGCACCAATGATATTCATAATGTCTAAGCAATCAAGGGGACGCAGCTTACGCCCTGCACGGCGGGCTAGGATGTCACTGATCTTACCTATCCCCCACACCAAGTCCTCAGGCCCGCTGGCAGTGCCTCCAAAGCCCTTGATGGGTGCGCCCTTGCTACGGATAAGCTGTGTGCTGTAGGTGAATGTCTGATTGCCGCTGCTGTGGGCGAGGAACGCTGCCTTCAATGTCTTGCCAAGCAGAGCAACCCATCCTTCACGGCTGTCAGGAACAATGAACTGAGCGCCAGAACTATCCACTCTGGTAGGTGCTTTAAAGTTTTCATTGACAGCAGGAAGCTTGTCCACATTCTTCTTCTGAATGTTGTAGCCTACACCGCTGCCCAGCATCAACAGATCCATAGCCCAAGTGAAAGGTTCAACAGGCTTGTCCACCACAGTGAAAGCACAATTCTGTAGGCTGGCAAGCCCAAGCTTATCCACTGTATTAGTTCCTAGCTGCCACAAGAAGCGGCCAGCAACACTGCCCTTAAGTTCAAGAAAATGTTTAGTGAGTCGTGCTTGTTCTTCTGCTGTGAAGTTACAACCTAGTTGGTCATTGGTTGCATTCACTACACGCTTAATGGTGTCGGTGAATTCTTCTGTTGGGCTATTGATATCCGTCTCGTTAAGGCGGCGTGAATAGGTACGCTTGTATGTGAGGTAGCCAACAGATGACCAAGGGGTTTGGATGTCGTTCATAATTCTCCTGTGTTGAAAGATAAAAAAGGGAGCCAATGCTCCCATAGGGAAAGCAGTTATACTAGAGTTTACCGCTCACCCCACTATCATAACTGAAACCCCTGCCATTTTAGCGACAGGGGTTTTCACATCAGGGACTAGTCTTACTCAGCCCACTCGTTCCAAACATTGGCAGTAAGGTTCCAGAAGTAATCAGAAGCTGCTTCTTCGCCCATGTAAAGGGTGAGCAACTGTGATGCTGCGTGTGCAAGCTCAGCAGTTTTACCCTCTTCATCGTCCACTTCCAATGCGTAATACTCATAGCAGGTTTTCAGTTCTGCAATGACAGCAGCGTAGGGATCAGCTTCCTCTTCTTCTTCTTCTTCTTCTTCCTCTTCATTATCCCAAGACCACTCAGCTTCTTCTTCTTCTTCTTCAAGTTCTTCGTACTCTTCTTCTTCTTCTTCAACAGCACGCTGCTGAGCAATGTAGTTTTGCAACATGGCAATGAAGCCCATGTTGATCAACTCCACTTTGGATTCATTATCCATCTCCAAGCTAACGATAGCGCCACCGTCTTCCAGTTCTTCAAGGTGTGTACAAGTAATATTCATTTTGATTTCCTTTTCAATTTCTCATTAAGAGTTTTTACCTTATGGCAATCCAGACATAATATCTGAAAGCCCACCACTTCACAGTACATGTTCTCAATGTACTTATCCCAACTAACAAACCCGATATCTGGATCCACTACAGGATGGATATGATCTACCTGTACATCGTTAACTACAAACTCTCCAGTGCATGCAGCGCATTTGTAATGCTGTGCTAACTTACCTGTCTTCTTATTTTTTTTTCTTCCTAACAGAGCATCCCTTAGTGCTGCATACTTTGGAGGCCACCTACGCGAGGCAGACCTCAGGGCTGATGTTACGAAGCTTCGATACCTAGCCTCTGTCCACTCACCACCATTACGGGGTTTAATGGTTTGCTTCTTAGAGGCCATCGGTATCTATAGTCCCATCTTGTCAAGCTTGTTGACAATTAGTTGGGCATACCCAGCAATGTCTTGCCAGCTATCCTTGTAGAAAGGATCGCCATTAACAATGCGGGCAATCTTATTAGCAATCATGCCCAAGCTTTCACACATATCATTGTCGGCAGTTTCATTTACTTTAGTCCCGCTGAATATGAGACGCTTTATCTCTTGGCTAGTGGTTGCTACATTGATGTATTCACCGTAGCGATCCCCGCGCTGCTGCAATATCTCGACTACAGAAGTCATTGCATCCCGCCTACAGTGGGCGTATTGATATCGAAAGAGCGGAGGTCTTTGTCTGGGTCAGCAAAGCTGTTGTGGTTGACATCGTAGTCAACATCAATTGCATTGTGTGCATAGAACTTACTACAGTGATCCATAATCTCTGCTGCAATTTCTTCGTTGCTTTCCATGAGGGGAACAACAGAGGCCAGCAATACTGCCATGCCAATCATGTCATCCATCGCT